GCCTGGAACAGGGCGAGGTCATCGGTGGCGCCGATGTTGGCGGCGATCTTCACCGGGGCTCCTTCGTCGAGGGTGATGGCGACCTCGCGGACGATGTCGGCGCGGATCACGTCGCCAACACGGACCTGGACGATGTCGCCGACCGACCAGTCGCGCGGGAACTGCTGCACGGTCGAGTCGACAGGTTCGAACGTCACGACCGGCGGGGTGACAGCGCGGGCCAATGTCTCGGTGCCGGCTGAGGTCAGTTGGGCGACGTCGTTGGTGTCGCGGCGATCCTGGAACTGCTCCACCCTGCCCCAGTCTGTGACCGATTGGGTGTTGGCGACCTCGACGATCATGCGCGCCGCGCCGACGCCTTGGCCGGCGACGTAGATGAAGTTGCCGGTCGCGGCATCGAACACCGACGAGGTCTCGGCGAGGGTGCCCAGCTCGAGTGAGAACACGGCATTGCGTACCACCGGGGTGAACACGTCGACGCTGAGATCGACGACGCGCACACCGAGCCCGAGAGCGTCCGCCTTGGACATGACGAAGTCGAGCAGGTTCTCGTAGCGGGCCTGCCAGGTGACCGCGCCGCCGGCCGGCGCCGGAACCGGCACGACGAGCCCAGGGACACGGCGCGCCGCGACCGCCGACGGTCCTGCGTTGACGTCGATGTACTGGGCGAGGATCTGCGCGGCGTTCCCGGCGCGGATGTCGTAGGCGGTGGTCGCATACGGTGGCCCGGCGGTTCCGGGTTGGGGATGGGCGAGGCGACGTTGCAGCCAGACGGTGTCGTCGACGCCGGTCAAGATGAGGTCGTCGCCGTCGGTGGTGACGTTGCGCTCGAGGTGTGTCATCGGCCCGGAACGGAACGTGGCGTTGTCGATGCGCAACAGGACCCGCGGGTGCTGCAGGTTCAACAGAACGTCGGCGGCGCCGCAGTCGGTGGGCAGCTCGAGCTCCCAGGTCGACACGGCGTTGTGACGGGCGATCACCTTGAAGTGGTGATAGACGTCTATCTGCGCTTGACGCTGGCCGATCTGGTCGGCGACGTACAAGGTCCAGGTGGTCATGCCGCCAACCACCTGTTCCGCCACGCGAACGTGACCTTGGTCTGTGCAGTGCCGGTAGCGAAGCCGATCGAGACACGATTGATGCCGGGCACCAGCGGCCACAGCGACGACGCGGCGGTGAGCCGCGAGAAGGCGTTGACGCCGTCGATGGTGACGGTCTTGCGGCCCGGGCGGGTGTCGATCACTACCGTGGAACCGGCGGCGATCGCACCGGTCAGCAACAGGTCCTTGCCGGTGGTCTGGTTGGTCAGATGCAGATCGGTGCCGGGCCCGATCACCGTGATCACTGGCCAGGCGTCGACGTCGCCGGTGTTGTTGATCGACAGTTGACCGAACACGTCCGACGCGCCGAGGATCAGCGGTTGCGTGGCCCAGCTGCCGGCGAACGGGAACCACGTGTAGCCGGTCGAGTTGATCGTCGCAGTCGAGCTGCTCTCGGCCGAGTCCTGCCAATACGGGTCGGCCGCCCGGAAGGCGAGCACGGTCAAGCCGAGCAGCGGCCACTCTTCGGCAAGGTCGTCGAGCCCGGCCTCGTAGACGCACACCAGTTGACGGCCGGCCCACGGACCGATGACGACAGTGAGGGTGCCTTCGCCCTTGAGCGGGTCGAGGGCCTTCGCCCAGCGGCGCAGCTCGTCACGGCCGGCCTGCGGCCCCGGTGCGACCACAGGGATCGTCGCCAGTCGCATCTCGTGGCGTGCGCCGCGGAAGCTGCCACCTTGGGTCTGGGGGACCTTGATGGTGAAGATCGACACCGGCGGCATCATCCGCTGCTCGGCCTCGGTGCGTGTCACGAACCGGATCACGTCGCCGAGCGCCGAGCGCCACTCGTGGGTCTCACAATCGTCGTCGGCGACCCACGGCGCGTCGAGCATGGTCATCCGACACCCGCCATCAGCTCGAGGCGACGGAACCCGTAGGCGACATCGGCGGCGTCAGCGGTCCGCGGGTACATGTTCAGCTGGTACGTGTTGCCGCCGCCCTCCTCGCGCAAGATCTGGCGCAGCAGCGATTCCGGCGTGACGATCTCGGTGCCGGCCTCACCACCGACGAACAGCGTCGGCGAGGTAAGCACACCGCCTCGACCGAGCGTGGCGATGTCGGGGAACCCGATCGTCTGCCCACCGATCGAGCCGCCGCCGATGTCACCGAGACCGGGGATGTGGACCTGGGGGATGTCGACGGAGGGGATCTTGAACTCGAGGCCGTTCCATGCGCGGATGACGGCGTTGATCGGTGTCTTGATCGCGTCGACGACCGAGCTGATGGCCGTTTTCACGCCGCTGACGATGCTGTCCCAGATGCCGACGATGGCGCTGGCTGACGACTGGAACGGGCCGGTGATGATGTCGGTGAGGGTGTGCCAGGTGTTGTTGAACCAGTCCCACACGGCGACGGCCGCACCCTTGATCGTGTCCCAGTTGTTGACCACGACGAGCACGGCGGCACCGATTGGTCCGGTGATGATCGCCAGCAGCAACGGCCAATTGTCCTTGACCCAGTTGAACGCGGTCTTCACCGCCCCGGTGACGGCATCCCAGGTTGCCTTGCTGACATCGACGATGGTGTCCCAGTTGTGGATGATCAGGAAGGCGACACCGGCGATGACCGCGCCGATGGCGATGAATGGGGCGGCGGCGGCGATCGTCGCGATCGCGGCGGCGCCGGCCGCGGTTGCCCAGGCGATGAACGATGGGATGACGACGGCGCCGACGATTGTGCCGACCGCGATCAGCGCCGCGGCGATGACATCCTTGTGACCGGCTAGCCAGTCGGCCACCGATGACAGGGCCGGGATCAGCGTCCCGGTCAGGAACCCGGCGAGCGCGCCGAGCATTGGCAGCACGGCCGCGCCGATCTGTTCTTGGAATTCGCCGAACTGGATCGAGGCGTTGCGCATCTTGCCGGCGGTGGTGTTGGCGGCGACCGAGGCCTGGCCGTCGAAGGTCTTGGCCATCGAGGCCATGATCTCGTCGAGCGACTTCGCTGAGCCGTCGGCGTTCTTGACCTCGACGCCCATCTTCTTGAGGGCGCCGGTGTTGCCTTGGGCGGCTTTCATCATCGCGTCGGTGACCGCGGCGAGGTCCTTGCCGGTGCCCGCGCTCACGTCGGTCGCCAGGGTGAGGGCCTTCTGGGCGTCCTCGGTGTTGCCGAACCCGCGGACCAGCTTGTCGAGCGCCGGGCGCAGGTCGTCGTCTGCGATCGCCGCCTGCTTCGACAGGTTCGAGATGTAGTCCTCGCTCGCGGCGATCTGGTCGTCGGTGGCGCCGGTGACGTTCTTGAGGGTTTGGGCGAGCTTGGCTTGGGCTTCGGCGTCAGCGGTGGCCGCGGCGATTGCGTCCTTGCCGAAGTTGATCACGGCCGTGGCGGCGAACGCTCCACCGATGGTGATGGCGGCGGTCTTGGCGAACGACGACAACCGGTTCTGGTTCTGCGTCGCGGCGCTGTCGACGCCTTTGGTCAGGTTCGACGTATCGGCGACGAACTTGGCGACGATCGTCGGTCCACTGCCGGCCATCGGTCACCTCTTCCGGCGGCGCGCTGCCCGCTCTCGTACACGGACCTCGTCGCGCATGTAGCCGGCGAACGCCCGGTAGGTGTCGTCATCCATCGCGTACACCTCGGTCGGGCTCAGTCGCCAGAACCGGCAGAAAGCGGCGAGCTCGCGGAGCCGGCGAGTTTCGTAGGGTCCAAGCCCAACGCGCCTTCCTCGATGTGGAGCTCGACGTCGGCGCACTCGTCCCAGCGCAGATCGGGGATCTCCTTGCGCAGCTTGATCCAGATCAGCGTCTGGATCCGGTCGGCCGAGTCGGCGTCGGGCCCGACGAGGCGGTCCCAGGTCTGGCCGGTTTCGGCCTTGAGGGCGCGCTGTGTCCCGGGTGACGGGATCCGCTGTGACTCGGCGGTCGAGATCTCGAGCAGCGCGGGTAGCACTCGGACCTGGCCGTTGGTTACGAAGCTGGTGTCGACCAATGGAACCTCCCAACAGTGTCGGCCGCCGCGTCGGCGGCAGTGTTCTCGAACTCGTCCTGGTTGTCGAGCATCGACGGGAACAGGTAGCGGCCCTCGGGCACGTACTCGCGGCCGCGGCTGCCACCGAACTCGATCCAGCCGGCGTAGTCGAGCCCGTCGCCCATCGAGATCTCGACGCCCTCATCGGTGGCGTCCGCTTCGACTGAGCCGGCGAGCTGACCGGTGAGGTGCGGGACGCGACCCGCGACGATGCCGGCGACGCGCTGGCCGAGCGGGAGCACGGCCTTGTCGACCTCCGGCTGTAGATCCTTGGCCCATCGCTTGAGGTCGGCCATCCCGGCTTCGACGCCGATGAACTCGACAGCGGGAGCGGTCACGGTCCGGGGACGATGTTGGTGGCCGGCACGTCGGTCCATCCGATGATCGACCACTCGAGGTCGAACGAGGACGCGTCGCCGATGTCGCCGGCGATCGGCGTGAACGGTTGCGGGATGACCTGCCCGGTGTATTCGGGATTGGTCGCCGAGACCGGGTTGCTCGACGATGGCAGCACCGTGAAGTCGACCGGCACATGCCCCTCGACGGCGGCGGTCAGGATGGCATTGGTGCCGACCGGGTCGAAGCTGTGATACAGGCTGGCCTTGAGCGTCCACTTGATCGTGCCCGGATATTCCTTCACTCCGCATGAGGTCGTGACCTCGACGATGGTGACATCGGGGGTCAGCTCGATGTGCGACATCAAGCACTTGAGCGACTGGCCGTCGATGGTCAGATCTGGATTGACGAGGATGAGGGGTTCTGGGTCGGCCATCACGGACCTCCTGTGATCGGTACTCGAAGCGTGATCCGCGCCGCGAGGTAGTTGATGTTGGCGATCGTGAACACGCGCGGTCCGCCGACGTTGTCGAGCGGCCACGCACCGCCGTCCGCGGCGAGCTGGGTGAGGGTGTACTCGACGAGCTGCTCGAGGGTCTCGATGCCGGCGCCTGGCACCAGCCGGCTCGCCACGGCAGTGATCACGAGCCGGCCGGTGCGCAGACACGCTGTCTGTGGCTGGAGCCACGGTTCACCCCAGCCAATCATCAATGCCGGCGGCTCGAGGGCGTCGACGAGATCGACGAGCACGACCGGGTCGTCGTCGTCGAGCGGCGCCAGCGCGGCGGCCAGCTTGGTGCGGGCGTCGAGCAGGTTCATCCGACACCGAACTTCTGCTTGAGGGGCAGGATCGCCGCGGCGTGACGGCCGAACCCGGACCGAGGTGTCTCGACGCTGCCGATCTGATCGAACCCGACACCACCATTCGCGGTGTCGGGTGCCTTGTACCACTCGACCGCCCGGTTGACGTTGGTGCGCACGATGATGTCAGGCGCCGGATCCTCGAGCGGCTCGACACGGTCGAGACTTGCGTCGATCTCGGTTGCCGCCGCCTCGAGACATGCCTCGAGCACCGGCCGGTTCGCGTCCGTGACGACCTTGAGGTTCAAGGCGGCGGCGAGCTCCTCGGCGGTCGCGTAGGCCATCAGCCCTCGACGGCGTCGATCGCGGCGCGGATCTCGGCCTTGGTCCAGCTCGCCGAGATCTCGATGCCGTGGGCTTCGGCGTACTCGACGAGCTGATCCTTGGTCATGGTGTCGAGCGATTCGCCCACGGCTGGCGGCTCGGGCTCGTCGCCGCTGCCCGTCCAGATCGGGGCGAGCCCGATCGCCTCCCGGTTCGGATCGTCGAAGATGGTCACGGCGTGACCGTTACCTTGACGACGCCGGTCGGCTCGATGACGACGGCATCGAAGTCGCCGGCGTAGCCGACCTGCACACCCCACACGGATGGCTCGACGACTTGCAGGTTGCCGTACTTGTACTCGAAGGCCTTGACCGCGGCCGTCGAGTA